TTAATTTTTAAGTTTATTTTTTAATTATTAATTAATCTTTTTAATAATTTAATATTATTAATTAATAATTAATTAATCTTTTTAATTTTTCAATATAAAGACATTTCAATAAACATAATATAAAATGTCGGAGAAGTATTTGATGACGGTTAACAATAAGAGAATTCATGATTACTACAAAAAAAATCCCTCGATAGATTTCGAATCTATGAATCTAGTTCTTTTGGATTTCATGGACAAAATTAGCAACGATATGAGTAAGGTGTTGCAAAATACTTTGCAAGGACAACTACTGCAAGAAGTCAAGGACATCAAAGGTCAGCTTTCTGTTTTGCAAGAAAGTCTTTTTGGTAAGATTACAGAAACAAATAAATCTTTTTTGGAAACTTTGAAACTACTTCTATCAATGAACAGTTCAGAACATTCCGAAAAGATTGTTCAACTCTTGCAGAAACATAGTGAGACTTATGTAGATAAGATTACCAACTTGCTACCAAAAACACAAGAAGAAACTCAAAGAAAAATACAAGACCAATTAGCATTACTTCAAAAAACAATTCAATGCGACTTTCAACAATTCATGATACAGAACAAACCAGAAACAAACTTAAACGAATTTCTTTCATCGTTTGATTCCAAACTGTCTATGTTGCAGCAACCCATCTTTCAAATGATTCAAGCCAACCAAGAACAAGTATCTAATAAACTAACTACTGTAAAGGATGATTTGTTGGTTAACAAGACGACCAACGAGCGGTTGTACAGTGAAATGAGTGAATTTTTACATAAATACAAAGCTTCATCCCAATTCAAAGGACAGTATTCTGAACATATGTTGGAAACAATATTGACAGAAATGTTTCCAACGGCAAGTATTGAAAACACTACAGCACAAACTGCAAGTGGTGACTTTATGATTCATCGAGAAGGGTATGAAGATATTTTGATTGAAAATAAAAACTATGAACGAAATGTAGATTTGGATGAAATCAAAAAGTTCTTGCGCGACATAAACAATAAAAACTGTAGTGGAATCATGATGTCACAACTGTCAGGAATTGTTTCTAGACCAAACTTTTATATTGAAATACATAATGGTAAGGTTCTTATCTATTTACATAAAGTATATTTTTCAAAAGACCAAATTAAAATGGCAATTGATGTGATTGACCATCTTTCAAACAGATTGGAAGCAATTGTTTCTGGAGAACAAGAAAATGGTTTTAATATGCGCAAAGATGTCTTGGATAAGATTAATGAAGAGGTACAATTATTTGTAAAAAATAAAGAGTTGATGACAGCAACCATTAAAGAAACGTCACGAAAGTTGTTGGCTCAATTGGAAGAGTTACAATTACCATCATTAACACTTTATTTGAATGATAAATATGCATCTATTCAAAATCAAAAATTTGTTTGTGAAACTTGTAAACATTCGTTTCCTACCAAGAAAGGGTTGGCGATGCATAAGAAAGTTCACAAATAAAATTTTCTAAATTTTTGTTGTAATACTTTAATAAATTTAATTAATTTATTCCAATCATATTCCCATATAGTTACTAATGTATAACCTCGTTGAATTATTTCTTCTTCTCTTTGTTTAGTAATTTTATATAATTCACCAAATGTTTTTTTACTAATACAATTTAATTTTTCACTCGGATATTTTTTTGGATTTCCATGCCAAAAATCTCCATGAAATTCATAAATTGTATTAGTTTCTTTGCAAAAACCATCTGCTTTGTATTTTGTTTCGGGAATAGAATATTCTCCTTCATTTTCGGCATGTTGAATATGTATTCCTTTCATGATAGACAACATTTCTAACCATTTAATTTGTGGGTCTGAATATTTTTTATAACAAGTTGGACAACCACTTCCACGTAAATGACTATCAGGTGTTTGATAAAACATTCCATGTATTGAACATTCAATTTGTATTTTTGTTTTTGCATTTACATATTGAAGATTTGAATATGTATACATTCCATGAACTTTATTTGCTTTTACTATAAATTCTTCTTCTGACGTTCGTTGTGTTTTTTTCATAGATTCGATACCGCATTGTTTACATTGATACCACAAATGATTCTGAGGTGTAGTACAAAATAACCCATGAATAGGACATATAATATCAACATATGTATGATTATTTATATAATTAACATTTGAATAATCATATTTGTCATTATAAACTAATTTTGCTTTTTTTATAAATTCTTCTTTTGTAGATTTAAAATTACCTGCACATTGTTGACAACCTTGTGAATGTGTAATATGGTTACTTGGTGTTTGTTCAAATTCACCATGCGTTTTACATATAATGGTTACTTTGTCTGACATTTTAGAATATACAACTTTGGAATAATCAAATTTATTTTCATGTTTTTCAGTTGCATATTGAATAAAATCTGCAGTCGAATGAATATATGAATTATGACCACAAATAAAACAACCTTGTCCATCTAAATGACCATTGGGTGTTTGTTCAAAAACACCATGTGTTCTACATAGAATGGTTACTTTTTTCATTGCAGTATCATAGACCACTTTAGAATAATCATACATATCTCCATGTTTTTGTTTTGCTTTTTCTATAAATTCTTCTGTATTTGATTTGTGGGACATACAACAATAATAACAACCTTTGCCACTTAAATGACCATTAGGTGTTTGTTGAAAATCACCATGTATTTTACATGTAATCGTTACTTTTTCCATTACATTAACATAATCTACTTTGGAATAATCATACATATCTCCATGTATTTGTTTTGAATCTTCTATAAATTGAGGTGTAGTTTTTCTAGCTTTATCTGCATTTTTTATAGTTGCGCATTTTGTACACCCTTTTTTATCTAAATGACCATTAGGTGTTTGTTGAAAATCACCATGTATTTTACATATAATGGTTACTTTTTTCATTGCAGTATCATAGACCACTTTGGAATAATCATAAATATCACCATGAATTTTTTTTGCTTTTTCTACAAATTCTTCTGTAGTACTTTTTCTAGCTAATCCACATTTTATCTTTGAACATGTAGAACAACCACTTCCTCGTTTATGTACTTTTGGTTGTTGATTGAATGTTGTATTACAAGTTAAACATGTAATGCTAACTTCTGTTAAATTATTAATGTATACTACTTTTGAATAATCGTATTTATCTCCATGCTTTTGTTTTGCATCTGCAATAAACTTTGCTTGATTAAGTTGATTCATTTAATTGAAATAAACAATTATAATATATTTCAATTTTTACACATTACAAAAACACATGAATCATCCCAATCTTATTTTTGTAAAACAGAGTCTAAAAATCATTGCGAACTAATTCCGTGTCCCAATGTTCTTCATTGTAAATCTTCTTTTCCAGCTTATTTGTATAAAGAACCAAATGGTAAGTGTAAAGATTGTACTATATTCGATGTTACTTTTTTAAAAGAAAAAATATAAAAGAAAATGTGCGAATAATATACTCTATATTTAGAAATAATATAGTAATATAGTATATGCCAACTTCTTCCTTTGACATGACTAAATTGTTGTTAACTAATCCAGATTATGCAATTCCAGATGAAGGTCGTGTTCAATCTGCTTTTATCATAATATTAAGGGGTATGCGTGATGTAATTTTAGACATAAAACATAGTCTAGCAGCTGTACCTGACGCAGTAGACCGAGAAATGTTATTAGGCAACATCCGACGCCTATTCCCAGGTATAAATCCAGAATTATGTGACCTTGCGTTACAAAAAATAGATGCTAAATTAGCATCTTTACAAGTTCTACCAGCCTCACAGGGTGGCAAACGTTCTAGCTCAAAGGGTAGCAAACGTTCTAGCTCAAAGGGTGGCAAACGTTCTAGAAAAAGTAGAAAACAAAAAACTCAAAGAAAACAATCACGAAGACGTTAATTATAGGGCAACAAGTATATTTGTACGTTGGTTGACAAGATACGTTCTTCACTTGTGAGAATTGTAATTATTCAGATTCTTCCAAACGATTCTGTAAAAAAAGTTTAAACAATGCTGGGAATAGTTAAGTAATGAGTTGTACTGGAACTGGAAGGTGTATGAAATCGTGTTGTTGTAAAGGTATATGTTCATGTTTAGATATTGGACATGAACATATTCTATTTGGTAGATATGTGTTTTGTAAAGTTGAATGCAAATATCAATGTGAACCCAAACAGTGTTCTAACAAACAATGCAAACGAGTGTTTGTAGCACGCAAAGAACAAACCAAGTGTAATGACTGCAACATATTCAAAATCGATTTTCTGGAAGTGAAACAAGAATGTTGTATTTGTTATGAAATGAAATATATGATAGAAACGCAATGCAGACATCGATACTGTTATGATTGTTTGATGGAGGATATAAATGATGTTGTACGATGTCTTATTTGCAGAACTGAAATAACTTTCAATAAATATTAAATAATTATTAATTAGATAAGTATGAGTTGTTTTGGAGATGGCAAATGTATGAAACCTTGTAGAAACTATGCAAGGTGTTTAAAAATGCATGAATCATCCCAATCTTATTTTTGTAAAACAGAGTGTAAAAATCAATGCGAACTAATTCCGTGTCCCAATGTTCTTCATTGTAAATCTTCCTTTCCAGCTTATTTGTATAAAGAACCAAATGATATGATTCGAAATGGTAAGTGTACAAATTGTAGTGTGTTTGATGTTACTTTTTTAAAAGAAAAAAGAGAATGTTTGAAATGTGCGCACATCACTTATATGATAGAAACGAAATGCAATCATGAGATGTGTTTTAATTGTTTAATAGAAATCGAAGGTGAAGATGTTCATTGTCCCTTTTGCCAAACAATCATTGAATGTCCTAATTAAAATGTTTTTCTTTGATGGATTCGTAAATGGGAAACATAATTTCATTGTACATTTTTTGATAACTCTGCAGTTGTATTTCATGTTCTTCTTTTGTGATTTCATTCTGATTTAGTTTACGTGTCATTACAGATTTTTGTTGTGTAAATCCCAATGCACGTTCTATATGAGTTACAATAGAATGGCATGAAATACAGAGTATCTGACATTTATCAATTTCTTTATAAATTTGTTCGATTGGTAACCCTTCCAAAACCATTGTACAAATACTTTCTTCTTTGTCAAACATGTTGATATGGTCGTAATGAAATCGTTCGTCTTTGTTTTCTTTTTTAAGGTTGCAAAATAAACACTGTATTGGTTTATAGTTTGAAATTAAATTCCACATTTCTTCACGCGATGTTGCTGTCTTTGAAAAACATGTATCACATATTTTTTTATCTTTCCATGTTCGAAATGAATCAGTTTGTATTGTACATTTGTTTTCATTGCATTGTTCGCATCTTGTAAAGGTGATTTGTTCAACAATGGTAGAGATACTTTTGGGACGTTGTAATAAATCTAGCCACGGAATTTCATCGTACATTTCTTTGCATTGATTCATTGAAATACCTAATTGATTACATACTGATTCAAAATGAACAGAATCATTAGAACCATCTTGAGACAAGAAGAATTGTTTGACTTTTTGTTTCAACAAGTCTTTTTTAAAAATGTTTATTTTGCAACTTGTACTTGATACACTGTGACCTAGTTCGAAACACTGTTTGCATACTTTTCTTTTTGTATCTTTTGGAATTTGTTGATGCAACTCCAAAAGATAGTTGGGTAAAAGTTTTGGTTGAGCTTCTTTGATTTTTTCTAATAATTCTGCTTTATTCAATTTAGATACACCTTTTATACCAAGTTCTGCGCATTGTTTCAATAACGATTCTTTATCCATGTTGTATTTAATCTTTATCAGAATTAACCTCAATTTTATAAATTACAATTTTAAAAAGTCGCGAATAGAATATTTAAGTTCTTCATTTAATTTGTCTAAGAAAGTTTCATCCAATTCTTGTAAAAACACGTGAATATCTTTACATTTTCTGCATTGACGATTCAAATCATCCATAAACCCATCAATATACAATGGTACTTTGCTCTTTATATTTTCTTTAAATTCAATCCAGTTGGTAATACAATTCTTTATAAAATCTTTGGGTTCGTATTTTTTACGATATGTTTTATATAAATTGTACATTTCCTTGTTTCGAAAAACATAATGGTCGTACATGGATTTAAAAATGATTTCTTTGACTTGTAATTCATCTACTTCAATAGTTAAATAATAAGGTTCATTCAAATTGGTTGCAATAATGCACACAACTATCTGTTTTTTGTAATATTTGGCATAGTTGTCATTATTATATTCATTTTGATATTTTACAATAAACGTGTCTATGATAGCTCGTGTTTTAAACTGGTTCACATTTAATTTTGTTAATTGTGGATGTATATAACATAAAATCACTGTATCTTGATTATAACCAATAAAAGGACATTCGCTTTTAATAATAAAACGGCTTGATACATTTGCATCTATATATTTTAAACGGTGGTCTGCATTCCAATCCGTGGTGGGATATGTTTCTATTAATTTATGCACAAGACAATCTACATGACTCATTTGTTCATAATGTGAATTTAAATAATCAGAGAACGAATTTTTGTTAAGATTATCGATAAAAGTGCTTTTACAACAACACAACTCGTGACCTTTAAAATGATGTTTAAATGCTTTTTCATAAACGTCGACAATGTTATATAATTCCATCATTGTAATTTTACTGGTATAGTGTCGTTGTATTATTTGATTCATGTAATATAAAATAACAAGTTCAAACGGGCATAGTTTCACATTTTTGCTATGTTTACGAATATGATTTATATGTTTTTGGATAATGGTTAAATAATGAGCGTAGGTACGTTCTTTTATTTTCAACAACGGAATGGTTAATTCTTGTTGCCAGTTTCCAGCATCGTCTTCAAATCCTTTGTTTAATTTTAAACGAAAATTATATTCTTTCCAAGTGTTCCATAGTTGAACATTTGTTTTGCATGAAATGTTTTTCTGTGTTTTAATTTGTTGTTTACCATTTTCATTTTCTAGTAATTCTCTAACTTTTTCTATTAAAATACCATATCTAATATTATGGTGGCTCATATCAATTACTTCGGTGTTTATACTACTTTCTATAAACTCTAGTTGCACTAATGCGTTAAACTCGTCACCATAGTGAGGTATAATATCGTCTTTTACTTTAATGGTAGATGGAATATTTACTTTGTTCACTTCAAACTCTTGATTTGTTTTGGTTAACCATGCTTGTATTTGTTTACCTATATCATCTTGTGTATATACAATATACAATGATTCTTTCATACGAGTTAGAGCGACGTGAAGTAAACTATGATATTTGAGTGAATCCGAAATACCACTGTACACTTTTAGTCCACTTTCGGAAATATCAACAACAAATACAACTTCTCTACCATCTCCTTTGGATGAATGAATAGATACCATACGAGTAGCATGCGCAGATTCATCCAAGTTAATAGAACTTCCTTCTTCAGATTTATGAAACACACAATAACGATAGTAATCATTCGTGTTGTGTTCTTTCCAAAACGGTACTGTTTTATAGTAAGGATTTTTTATTTGTTCAACCCAAAATTCGTTGATGGCAATTTCCAGCATGTTTGCCAATGGATTTGTAGAAACAAAGGGTAATACAATTAAAAAGTTTTCAGGAACATAATGGTGTTTATGTACTTCTTTGGCAAATTCATGCATAATTTTATTTACAGTATCTTCAATATCTATATGTTTCAACTTGTTCAATTTAGCTAAGATAGGAAACACAGCTTGATGTGTATGTTCACATGCTTTATAAGGAGTAATAGGAAGTAATCCGTATTTTTCAAATGGAACCATATGGTTTACGAAATCAACTAGTTGTGGATGAATGAACCGTCTGCATTCATTTTTAGGTTCTTCACAAATTGCATGAGGTTGAAAGGTAGTAAATGCGTTCAATTCGTTTGAAATACTTTGCAACTTATCTCCTACCACGTAGACATCCATATTTGTTTTTTTCATAATTTCCATTACGGCGTTAGCGTAGCATACGTTTAAATCTTGAGTTTCATCCATAATGTACAAGGTTTCAGCGTTTAATTTAGGGTTGATTCCAGCATATTTAATTTTACCACGAATATCCGCATCCAAATGGCCTTCCACAATCGATTGGGCAATTCCTGGAAACATATCAAATGATTTTACTGATTTATCTCCTACCGCGTACATGAACGAATCAATCGTGGCAATGACAATCGAACATTCTGTTCCAATCTTGTTGGTGTAATGAATAATAAATTTTTTATTTTTTTCTTGTATTTCACTAATATTCGTAAAACCCAAATCAGATTGTTGGTTTTGAAATTCATCTTTCAAGATGACACGTGCTGAATGTTGTTTTGTAACGTAAATAAACTTAGTATAATGTCTAAACTCTTCACGTGCAAGCATTTGAATGATTCCCCACGTTTTACCGTTTCCAGCTCCTTGTTGTTTTAAATAAATGGTATGTTGAACAGGAGTTTCACAAATTATAGGTTGTATTTTAATTGAATCAATCCATGATTGTTTGTCAAGAGGAATTACATGTACGGTCAATGATTTTACGGAAGAAGGGGATATTTTGTATACTTTATCTTGTTTATTAATATAAATGTAATCGCAATTCAAAAAGGCATCTAGTTTCCAACTAGAATCAAATGTTAAAACATCTTCGTTAATATCCATGTTTGACCCATCAATTATCCAATGTACTTGTTTTTCATGAAGCGCATAATCGTGATTTCGATTATCCACTTCTTCTTTCAAAATTGGACTATGTTGTATTTCCACAACATAGTTACCTTCCACTATATCAGCACGACGTCTACTATGCTGACCTTCTTTTAAATCAAACCATATTTCAGTATGTGTAAAATGACGTTGCCATTCTGCATGCCATTCGGTTACGTTATTATGTATATCAGATGTGTATATGTGTCGAAAATACCATAAGTTGTGTTCTCCTTGACATCCGCATAACTCGTGGCCATTTTTACAATAGGCTTTATTTTGTTTACAAAAATCAAGAATCGATGTTTCAACGCCATTTACATACGCGATAGATGTATTGAAATTAGATGTTGTACAAGCCATATTACTATTTATTGCATAATCTTAGTAAGTCAATTTTATAAAAAAAATAATAGTTTAGATTGTATCATAAAATAACTGAATAATTTCAACTGTTTTGTTTGTTCTATTTTCAGGATTAATCCAGTAATCAATAATTTGTTTCAATTCACTTAATCTTTCATGCCATTCTTTTATCTTTGTTTTTTTTACAACACATATTCCTTTTTTATCTTGACCCCAGCAAGAAGATATGTTTATTCCATTTTTTTCATATTCGTCTGGATTAAATCTTATAAATATGATTGGTCTGTGTGCCATATCTTGTGATAATTCCATGATTCGTTTATTTTCACAACTACAATCATAATCTATATGTTGGTTTTCATCTATTTCTACAATTAATATTTGATATCCCAAATCTATTAATAAATCCGGACGGCGTTTAGAACAACCACCATTTATAATTTTATCAGCAATCCATGGTAAATGTGAATAATGTTGTTTTATATATTCAACTACCGCATATTCTTTTGTTTTGTAATTACGAGATATTGGTTTGTCGGGGAACAAATAGATAAAACATCGAAGACAATATCCATCGTATTTTTGTTGAACACGTAGACTACATAAATGAGTTTTACATGTTGGATGTTTAACATCTACCATTCCATCTTGTTTATGGAGACCGCAATATAAACCTTTCGATTCACCTGATTTGTTAAATGTTGGTTGTTTTGTACATCCGTCATAAATACATTTTGTAGATTTAACATTTACCATATCATCTTGTTTATGGAGACTGCAATATATACCTTTCGATTCACCTGATTTGTTGAATACTGGTATTTTTGTACATCCGTCATAAATACATTTTGGAGATTTAACATCTACCATTTCATCTTGTTTATGGAGACTGCAATATATACCTTTCGATTCACCTGATTTGTTGAATACTGGTATTTTTGTACATCCGTCATAAATACATGTTGGGTCTTTAACATTTACCATATCATCTTGTTTATGAATACTACAATATATACCTTTCGATTCACCTGATTTGTTAAATGTTGGTTGTTTTGTACATCCGTCATAAATACATTTTGTAGATTTAACATTTACCATTCCATCTTGTTTATGGAGACCGCAATATATAGATTTCAATTCACCTAATATGTTAAATGCTGGTATTTTTGTACATCCGTCATAAATACATTTTGGAGATTTAACATCTACCATTTCATCTTGTTTATGGAGACTGCAATATAACCCTTTAGATTCACCTGCTATGTTAAATACTGGTATTTTTGTACATCCGTCATAAATACATTTTGGAGATTTAACATCTACCATTCCATCTTGTTTATGAACACCGCAATATAAACCTTTCGATTCACCTGATTTGTTGAATACTGGTATTTTTGTACATCCGTCATAAATACATTTTGGATTTTTAACATCTACCATATCATCTTTTTTATGAACACTACAATATATACCTTTCGATTCACCTGATTTGTTAAATGTTGGTTGTTTTGTACATCCGTCATAAATACATTTTGTAGATTTAACATTTACCATATCATCTTGTTTATGGAGACCGCAATATATACCTTTCGATTCACCTGATTTGTTGAATACTGGTATTTTTGTACATCCGTCATAAATACATGTTGGGTCTTTAACATTTACCATATCATCTTGTTTATGGAGACTGCAATATATACCTTTCGATTCACCTGATTTGTTAAAGTATGGTCTTGTTTTACACCCTTTTTCTTGACACATTTGTATAATTAATTATGTTAAAATATTAAAATCAATTTTATCATATGTAAAAAAATAAAGTATTATTCATTTGGAGTTGTTTTATAAATATGCTTTTTAGATTTAGTATGTACTACATAGTGTGATTTTATTAATGTAATATACATACAACACTGACATGAATATAAATTTATATTATGTTGTTCTCGTTTGTTCATTTCTTTTTCCAATAATACATTTAATTTAGTTATATTATCACTAATGTCATCACTGCTACCATATTGTTCTTCATGTTTTTTATTGATTTCAATTACATTATTAATCATTAGGATTTTTTTTTCAAGAGTTAAAACACGTTTGGCAAGCTCTGAATTCATTTTATTCAAAATGCATGTATAATCTTAACTCAATTTTAAAACTAAAATATTAGCAATTAACATAGACAGTTTTATAACATGTAAATGAAAATGTTTTATAATTCATGCAGCTGAACTTTAATTCATTCAAATAACCCACAATATGTGTCAATTGTAAATATTGAATGAAGTTTGGAACTATTTAGTAACGAATGAACACCATTATGAACAAGCGCTTACTGTGAGAAAAGATGATAACAAATGTGTGGAAGAAGCTATATTTTTTAGTAGACAATAGTTTTTTAGTTTTGTTACCGAGTATTTTATTATGGATGAAATGAAAGTTTGTATCGTTCCTTGTCTTCCAACTTAGTTCTCTTTCCTAAAAAAAGAAAGTATTTATGTGCCAACGCATATTGTTGTGGTTTCATCTGTTTCAACACTTTTAAACGAACGTACATAATCATGCCTACTTGCCATATGCGTTTATGCGGATATTTTTTGGTTTTGTATAATTTTTCCAAGGTATCAATTGTATGTTGAACATCTTCAACGGTTGTATATTTTATAGGTATTGTATCTTTCGGATTTTTATCAATGTACACATCAAATGATTTCTTAGGATTGTTTGGATTGTACAAGAATTGTTTTTTTGTTTTATTCACACGTCTTTTTCTCGTTTTAGAACTACCCGTTTGAACAGGCGCAGCAATAGGTGTACGAATGGTAAGAATATATTCTGTTCCATTGGGTGTAAATGTATACTCGTATGGAATGGTTGATTTCGCGCGAATATAATCAAAGGAATCTATGTTAAGTGAATCTTCAAGAATGTCATGAAAAAATTTTATAAATTCTTGAAATAATGGCTCTTCGCATATTCTATTCTTTTCAACACATAGCAAATAGATGAACATTGCAATATCTGATATGGTTGCCGACCTATCCTTTATTTTTTCAATGTATTCGTGTAACGATGGACTGGGGTCGGTTTGTTCAACTAACTCTTGAATGTGTAGTTTGAGAAAACGACATTTTTTTGATTTGCATGGAAATTCCATGAAATTCTGTGAACCAAGTTCGGTTAATTCACGATGATTCGTTTCATTGACAAAACCATATCTTTCATAAAATGTTTGGTGTTTTACGAGAAACATGATTAACCATCGTAGTTTACAATCTTCCACCCATTTTAAAGAATCATCGGAAACGTGGATAGGTTGGTCCATTACAACTGAAAAAAAGTCAAGTATGTTGAAAAAATGAGCATGACTTAAAGGTTGACATATTCCTTGAAAATTTTTTATTTCAGAAAAACTAAAATAATAGTATTCTAAATCAATATTCCGATTAAATTTAACACTAATACAATTCAGTGGTTCTATTAATTTGAGTTCATCTTCCGGAAATATATCCAAATATTTTTGTAGTTCAATTTCATCTGGAAATGATTTCATTGCATGATTGCCCAACTTAAAATGTACTTCTGGATAGTCATCGAATCGAATCATTACATCGATAATATTCTTATTTCGAATGGCTGATTTTAAATCTTCGTACATACAATTTATATTTATTATAAGATTGTCAATTATTATAAACTTAAATAATTCACATAATGAATACTTATGACAAAGATAGCATGCTTTAAAGAAGATTCCAATATTCTATGTTTAGTCAATGATGAAGAAAAGTATGTTCCGATTCAATCCATGAAAGCAGGTGATGTAGTCAAAACGTATATGCACGGTTACAAAAAGGTTGACCTAGTAGGATACAATACTATTAGTAATTCAGGAGACAGTGAACGTGTAAAAGATAAACTTTACAAATATACGAAAGATAAATATCCAGAGATTACAGAAAACTTAGTTGTAACAGGAGGACATTCTATCTTAGTGGATAAATTAACAAAAACCCAAAAGGAAAAAACTAAAAAGTATTGGGATATTTATCATAAGACGGATGATAAATATAGATTACTTTCCGTTGTAAATAATAAAGCAACTCCATATGAAATAGAAGGCGAATTCAACATATACCATATCGCAATAGAAAGTGATGATGAGTTGACCAATTTTGGAATCTATGCCAATGGATTGTTGGTAGAGTCATGTTCCAAACATTATTTAAAATTAACTATGAAGCTAAAAGAATAGGATAACTTGCCTGAAGTAAAATACCACATTGGCCTTGTCCGTCATTGTAGTTGGGTCCTCTGCCCAACTTGATGTAGCCTTCATCTCCCCAACTCGTTCCCCATGAATTCTTCACCAAATAATAATCTTCCTCGTTCTCGGTTCCATATCCGATAACGAGCACGCCGTGGTCCAACGTAGTTCCGCATTCCGATGTTAACACCCCGGATTGGTAGAGTTGAAAATCTCTTTGGTCGGCTTCAATGGCAATGCTAACAGGTTGTTGCGCAACAGCCGACATGAGTGCCTTGTCGGTTGACTCGACGTCTACCCACGATTGAATTTGGCTGCGAGGCAGCAGGTCGCAAGTAGTTTGACACTTTTCTGTTTCTCCCGATTCAGAAATGTAAGGGTAACTTTCTTCGCTGCACAATCCGCCGTTGTCGCGAATCCATGAAAAGGCGTTGTCCATGAGTCCCCCGTTGCAACCGTGGTCGCTACCGCCGTGTCTAAGATTGTCGCAGTCCACTAATTGTTGTTCGGAGAAGGAAACGAGTTCTCCTGTTTGGATGGCATAAATGCCTTCAAGCGACCCCGTCGTCGAGAAGGACCAGCAACTGCCGCATTGGCCTTGGTCTTTCACGGGAGTTACCGAATTGTTGTTGCGCCAATCGACGGATTCTGGAATCCATGTTTCGTTGGATGCATACTCTTTCAACAATGTAAAAGAATCGTTGAGTAAATGATTGACGTATCTGCTAAAATCCAATTCGTCCATACCGGAGAATTGGTTGTGGCCTAACGTGTACGAACGACCTTCTTGGTTGATTTTGTCAATGTATATATCATTGTTTATCCATTTTTGCATGGTATCATAATAATGGTCGTTGGATTGAAACTCGATTTGGAATGTATCTGCCCAAGTGTTGAACTGGTTCAAATAGGGATTGGCGTTGCAAACAGCAAACAGAAGAAAACCTAAAATGCGCATTAATGTATAGATATATAATATTTCTACTCATCCATGAAATGTAGTTCTATTTTGTGAACCTATATACTTGGTCATCTGCATTCCTTCTTTATTGTTTAAACAGAATAAATGATTAATTGTATAATAAATACGGCAACAAATAAGTAAAGAATATAAAGACAATTATATTGGTGTTTGTACTTTGGTTGACAAGGTAAGTTGCAAGCAACGATGCCATTATCATCATGCCGCTATCCGACAAAATGGCTTTGTACGATACTTCAGCGCCGTAATCTTTGAACGTATCCAACATGTTGTTGACACCTCTTGGTACACTGGTAACAAACAGGTAAAAGGATATGTCATGAATAATTTGCAAGGCTACAGCGAGCCCAATAAATTTCACTAATGAAAAAGTGGTAAACAGGTAATAATAAAGAAATCGCGTAAGAATCAACACGAGTAATATAACAAACACGTCCGCGATAACGGCGGATAAATTATACTTGGAATACCATTTTTTCAACACTTTGGATTGGATGAACCCGATGTTGGATAATGTAATCACAAACAAATCTGTAATCAAAACAGAATTGAATAATGGTAAATAATCGTTAACGTTATTAAAATTTCCAATATGTTTCATATACTTATGTTTTATAAAAACGTCTACTTTTTTTGCTTTTACGTTTAGAACGTGATTTACGCCTGCCGCCCGATGCACCTGGACTCTGTGTTCTAGTAGTTTCAAGTGTAAATATTGCATTCTGAAATAAGGCTGGATTGAAACCTGGAAAACGGTGGGGTTGGGCAAAATTCTGGCGTAAATATTCTCGTTCTTCCGCATCCAGTTCGGGTCTTTCAAATTCTTGTTGTACACCTTCAAGCCATGTTTGCAACTCTCTTAATTTTGCACGGAACGCAGGTTCAGTTGTGCGTGCATCTTGTGGAAAGGTAGCGTTAGGATTACTCATTAATTGGGTAATTATATTTTTAGAACTAAAATTGGTAATTATATTTTCCATAATTATAGTATTTATAATAAATGTAAAACATTTTGTAAGAAACCTTCCTACGTTGAAACGGTTGAGCAAAACACGTAACTATAAAAAATTAGGAAGGTATTATCTTCCTTACCATTCGATGACCAACTAAAAGAAGGGGTTGTATTGAACCTCACAATATAATTTATAAACTATTTAAAAGTGTAAATTTAAATAGTTTATAATGCGGTCATTGAGTTCCATCGTTATTGGATTGGCAACTACATCTGCTTTCGGATTTATCGATGTAAAGAAACCCGACATTCGCGGCCCGACGGCACCTTTTGAGAACGTCAAATTGTTCGACCAGTACGTTGTGGCCAAGGGCGTACAACCGTCCTACATGCGCGAAGCCGAGCTCAAGCACGGAAGACTCGCCATGGTTGCAGCACTGTTGTTGCCGTTGTCCGAACAATTTTCGGACAGTCTCGGAATTCATTTCTTTCAAGACAACACACCGTTTGTTGCTCCAAGTCTTGCCTTGATGTTTGTAAGTGAATTTACTTCTATGGTGTACGGTTGGGAAAACCCGCAGGTTAAGCCATTTGCGTTGAAGGAGGATTACCAACCGGGTGATTTGGGGTTTAAGTTGGCAAGTGACCATATGGGAACTCTAATGGACAAGGAGTTGAACAACGGACGGTTGGCGATGATTGGTATCTTGGGTATGATGGTGCAAGAATTGGTGACACACCAACAGCTTTTTTAATCTAATTTATAACTGAATAAAATAAATTAGATTAGTATGGACGAAAATGAAGTAGAAGAATTGATACATGCTTTAGTAACGAATCCTCACCATGTAATACCGATTGGTGATTATCAAATGTTGATGATGTTGTATCCCGTGTTGAACCAAGCATTAACATCTTTACACTTTATAAAATCCGAATTACATCGTTTACGTTCGGATGATGAACAACACACCGACTATTTGATTCAGCTTGCAACAGAGTATGAAGGTTTTGATGGTGAATTGATAGACCCTGCCATTCTAAAACTAACCAATATATTGATACCCGCCAATATTATCATTGGATTGTTAAGTCAACACGACTATGAAATACCGCGTGTGGATAGGCATGTGTTAGAGACCATTCGCGACATCATTCAAACTATACAATATACTATTACGACAAGTCAAGATAGACAAGGCGTTATCCACGAATATAATGGATTGATTCCGGGTTTCAATCCAGCAGAAATACCTGATGCATTAACTAAATTAGACCGTGCAATATTCCCTGAAGACAGCCAACCTTCCATGGGTGGTAAACGTAAACGCACGAATAAACGCAGGAATAAAAGGAAAAGTAAAAGAAACGTGTAAACTTTTTATTTTCTATTTATCATCAGAATTCAAGTGTATTAATCATAGGAAACAGCGTAGAAATGATGCGCGCACATTCCATCGCCACTTCCCGATGTTCTTTTTGGGTTCCGTTGGCAGACCGCAACTGAATGTAATGTATCCATGAACGCAAGGTCCCGTTCATATAAAGCCTGGACACGGTCATTCCTTCCGGCAACACGGACCTCGCTTGTTCCTTTGCAATTCCATTGGACAACGCCCAATCGTACGCTTGTTGGGAATGGGCAGCAAGTTCTTGTTGTTTTTTGTTCCATTCTTCTTGCAACACCTCGTCGTTAGTCTCTAGACTGTTTTGACGATTTTTCATATCTTGCAACCTCGCTTCTCTCGTTTCGAATCCAAGAGAAGCAACGGCATACCTCTGTGAAAATTCCTGGAAAGAAAAAGAACGGTGTCGCAGGATTTGGCGTGCAATGTCCCTTGTCGTTTCAATTTCCAAACAAATGGAAACCATTTCAAAAGGGGACCAGTGTTGGTTCTTCATGAGGTATTTCAACAACCGTTCGTTGGTCTCTGTATTCTGTTGGTTTGTAGGGTTGGACACGCGTGCGCAATAAGCGACCATGTCTTGTAATGATATCGAATTTACAGTTGCACCTGTAAAAGGCGGTGGTTGGGAATAGGAAATGAGTTTTACAATCATACATGTTTACCCATCTTCATTTTAAATCACTTTAACATACGTTGTCTTCTCTGTAAATGTTATATCGTTGGCAAACGTATTCGGTTTACTTTAAAATTGAAACAGTATTATCCATAATACTATTTCAATCCATGGACCATGAACCTTTTTATCCTTTCGCTCATTCAACAGGAAATCGCAGAGGCGATGATTGACAAACATGTAAGCAAAATCTTGTTGGAAGCCGTACAAATGTTGTGCACGGCCCTCCACGTCTTGGAACCCGGGTTGCATAGTGCTCCCGTCTACCGAATGGCGCACAAGAACCATCCCGTGACCATATGGTGCCGCACTTCTCGAGAAAATTTCGAATGGACCTTGCAACTGGTCGATTGTTTGCACGTCGAGTGGCAGCATCGTTACCGGCACACCAAAGTCCACAAATCCTATCTGGTGGCTCAGTACCTCAAGGAACACATTCCTTACCAATTCCCTCAACAAGGGTTGACACGCTTCGCGTTGGCCATGCCGGACGAATACAAGACAGAAGACCCCGTGGAATCCTACCGCAGATACTACAAATCGAAACGGCCCATTGCCTCATGGAAGAATCGGTTGCCGCCTATCTGGTTTTAAAATATTCCTTTATACTATGAGTACTTTAGATAATTTAATCGCATCCATTCAAGATGGAAAAGACATACCTGCTGGAACAAAACAGGAAACTATCACTCGTGCCATTGACCATGTAAACACCCAGAAAATATTTGGAGACATTAACCAATCTGACTACAAAAAAATCATGGAGCAACTACAATCGTTTCAAACAGGTGGCCGACGCAACACCCGACGCAACAGACGAAGCAGACGTTACAAAAATAAAAGGTAAATATATGAAAACAGGAACCATTGAATTTCATATCTTTCAAATTGTTTCCATTCTTTTTTTGATTTACTTTTTATATGATGCATATTCGCATTCGGTAACGGATGCTTTAGAAGATACACTTACCGAATATGCAATGATTTCAATTGCCACTCCTATTCCAGGAATAAGTGTCATGACGTCATTACCTATTAAATTATTTTTTAACGTGCCTGTTCACATTAGTTATCTTTTTATCGTTTTTTTATCTTTTTTTGTTCTACTTCATTTTAAATCACATGATTCTTCTTTTGTTCAACACATTTTACAAACGAAATCGTACTCTATTTTTGTCATTTCTATCTTATCCACTGCCATTCTTAGCAAATTCTTTGATTCTACCATTGAATATTTTGTCAACCGTAAACCTATTCAACATATGGTACCCATGATACTTTCTTCCACTGCATTAATAGGATTGTATTATTACCAAATCCATCAAATGATGAAAATAGAATGAAACCCGAGCGTAGCCGGTTGGTTCAACTTGACATACTCTATCTCGTCCGTGTTCAAATCCACTTGAATCAAATAAGATTCAAACTGCGCATCGTACCCCATGCATACCAACGTATCTTCTACGATGCTGGGTTCGCCACAAATGGACATGGGAAGGAACAACGTTCGGTGAACGTCCAACCCTTTGCAAAACACGAACCCGTTGATGGTTCTTCCTTGAATGTTTCTCAGAATAATATAATCTTTCCACTTGACTGGAAAATCAAGATTATACTTTTCTAGTTCGAACGTAGTCTGGATGGCGATACGGCACGTTTTTTTGTCCAACCTCAATTTGGAATAGATGCCGTGCACGTCAATCGTGTTGAAATCCAATTTGTAATAGACCGGCGCGTAGATTTCAATCGCTTCGTGCGTTTCCACCACAGTTGCATAATGAAATATGAAAAAAGAAAGCGGAGAATAGAACTGGGTCGTCTTGTCGCTGACATGATGAATGTACGTTGGGTTGGTTGGATTCATGATAATCGGAAATTTTCTCTCTAATAATGCGTTGGTCGAAAGTTCGATAGGTGATTCCGTAAACAGAGTAGAATCGCCGCATCGAACGAAATCATGGACGAGAGGAATATACGTTGTTTTGATTTCTTTCTTTTTCAAGAGTTCAAGGTCCCGATTGAGCGTGAGCAACGAAACGGATTGTTTCCATAGACTGTATTCAAGTGAATGAACCTTTTCGCCAACTACTTTGGTGTGGCCTGAGAGATGGTTCACGCCGGGAATACATTTGCGACCGAGGGTAGTGATGGTTTTGCGCGGTACATCGATTTGAATTTCGTAAGGAAGGTCTCTTTCAAACAAAAGGTACTTTTTGTCTCCAGTGTCTAAAAAAGCCGTGTTGGCAACTCCGATAGGGTTGGGAACCATTCCTACAGTATGCAACCCTAGGTAAAAAGGAAGGGTAGTTATGCAACTGGTCAAATGGGGATAGCATGTTTTTTCGGTTGGAACGGAATATCGTACCGGAGTAATTTCATTCTGGTGGATGAAAGCGCCTTGAATAACCCCGTTACCGGTAAATAAAGAATAGAGGGAACGAACGGATGAAATTGGAAGGTTGGGACCGACAAGTCCGTAAAATCCTTGTAATGCATGAGAAAAGGGAAGGATAAAAAAGAATAGTTTCATATTCTTTTATTCTATAATTATATGTCAGATTTTACCGTTTTTGCAACACTCAACAGTAGTATACGTCAAATACAATATTTAGGTGGTCAACTTTATGCATCCAATGTTAGTGGTGATGGTACTACTCAAGTACCTTTATATAAAGTAAGTACATCGAATGCGGCTATTACTACTGTAGCAACTGAAGTACCTAATAATATTTCAATTGCAGTCGACCCGAATAATGTTGTTTATACGCCAACTTATCAACCATTTACTAATACAGGGGATATTACGAAAACTGTGTCAGGTGTTGTTACGTCATTAACCACTAATTATACGGGTGGTATTAGTCCTAATTCATTTTCAGTAGCCTATTTATTATACGATACTAGTAATAACTGGTTAGTTGCAGGTGAAACTAATAGTAGTAATTTTTATAAAATAACACTTGCAGATACATCAGCTACATATGCACCATTTGGTAGTGTTACTAGTGGTGTAATATCAAGTATGGCATTTAGTTCAAATTATTCTTTATTGTATATTAATGTATCATCAGAAAAAGTAATATATGCAATGAATAAAACTGATGGTAGTTTAGTTGGTACTATAAATATACCATCTAATTTTAGCGCATCTAATTATCTCATAGAAAATGGAATATGTTTTAACGGTAATTATTTGTATTTTGCCGTTACTGATACTTCAGTGTTGACTACAACTATGTATCGGCTTAGTATGACTAGTAATATAACTGCTACATACGATACGACGTATAGTGAAGTTTGTGTTGCAAGTAACACTTCAACACTAGGAAATGTAGTAAGGTCCATTGCATTTGATGAATCAAACAATCGATATTTTAATGGAACAGACGCACGAATTTTTACCAACAATAGCAATGTATTGTGTTTCAATAAGGGAACCAAAATACTTTACATGAATCAACAATTAGAAGATGAATATGTTGCTATTGAAAACTTGAACATCGGTGATTTCGTGAAAACCTATAAACATGGTTACCGTAGAGTCAGTAAAACAATTCAAGGGGCTTTTATCAACAACCCGAAAAAATGGAACATGTGCATGTACAAAATGGCCAAAACCGAGTCAAACGGTCTTTTAGAAGATTTAATCGTAACCGGCGGCCATTCCATCCTCGTGGATTCTCTTTCGGATGCGGAACTTGAGAAGTACAATGAAATGGGTATTCCACATTTTGCGAATGAAACCATCGACAAAAAACATTTGGTCCTCTCCTGCGTTTCCGACCAATTCACTCCCATGCAAGACAACGAATGGTACCAATACTACCATTTGCTGTTGGAGAACAACGATGACGAGGAGGAGCGGTTCGGAATATGGGCCAACGGCGTGTTGACTGAAACCCCCAACGTAAAATGTACGAAATAAAATATTTATATAAAGTATGTCGTTAACTTTTTATGAAATACCTGCAACAGCAAATAATTCTGGTATTCGGTCTATGTATAAATACGGCGCAGAAAATGTAGTTTATTTTGTATCACGGGCAATAACTACGAATTTAAATCAGATTAATTATGTTGATTCTACTGGACAAGTTACTAAAGTTATTTTGTCTGGTGCACCATCTTTAACCGACGTCTATAGTTTAGCCATTTTAGCTAGTTCACCAGTAGAACTATTTTGTGGTACTTACCCTTCTGGTGGTGCTATCTTGTATAGATTTATTAATGGTGCATATATTGAAAATCTTGATTTATCATCATCTGGGTTAACATCATGTTATGTTATGAAATTTGGTTCAAATAGTACACATGTTACATTATTTGTAGGTGATCAATCGGGACACTATTGTTATTTTACAGATACAGGTGCGGGAATACTATCTGTATCTGGTACATTTACAGTTACTGGTAATGGTTTTGGAACGCTACAAGACATGTTAATTGTTAATAACATAATATATTTATCAAGTACTACAGGATTATATTATATAACATGGGTAAATGGAACAACTTCATATACTCCTACACTTTTAACTAGTACTCTACATGTTGAAGGTCTTGGTATTAATCCTAGTGACATATTGTATTGTATTGTAAACAATGGTACAAGGTCTTTAAATACAGTAGATCCATCATCTGGTGTTTTAACACCAATTACTACCAATTTGAATGGACAAGATGATATCGAATATATTGCATTTGATAATACTGGAAATATTTATGTGAATGATATCAATGGTAGTAGTCAACGTGTATTATATACAACGAATCCAGCAGTATTTTGTTTTAACCAAGGTACCAAGATACTTTGCATGAACCAACAGTTCGAAGATGAATATGTTGCCATTGAAAACTTGAACATCGGTGATGTCGTGAAAACCTTTAAACATGGTTATCGCAAAGTCAGCAAAACAATTCAAGGGTCGTTTATCAACAACCCGAAAAAATGGAACATGTGCATGTACAAAATGGCCAAAACCGAATCGAACGGGCTTCTAGAAGATTTAATCGTAACCGGCGGCCATTCCATCCTCGTGGATTCCCTTTCCGACGTGGAGATTTCGAAGTATGAGGAAATGGGTATTCCACATTTTGCGAATGAAACCATCGACAAAAAACATTTGGTCCTCTCCTGCGTTTCCGACCAATTCACTCCCATGCAAGACACCTCTGTGTACCATTATTACCATTTGCTGTTAGAGAACAACGATGATGATGAGGAGCGGTTCGGGATATGGGCCAACGGCGTGTTAACTGAAACCCCCAACGTAAAAACGGTGAAATAAAATAGTTGTGTTAATATATGTCGTTAACTTTTTACTTAGTTCCAGAAACATCTGGTAATAATGGTATTGTTTCCATGTATTATGCAAATAATTTAATGTATTTTGTATCACAACTAACCACTTCAACTGTAAATCAAATTAATACTATTAATTCTAATGGAGAAGTTAATAAAATTACTCTTGGAGGTACAGGACCTTATACTGATATTTATAGTTTAGCCGTTTCTTCTGATGGATCACTTATATATTGTGGTAATTACTCATCTACTGGTTCTGTCACACCTACGTTATTTAGGTTTGGTAGTGATGGTAGTTTCCAAACATCAGTTAATATTGCAGGTTCGCCTGGTTTATCATCTTGTTATGCCATGAAAATAAGTAATCTAGGAGATTTATTTGTATGTGATAGAACTGGAAAATTTAATTTTTTTACAACCCCATCTTCATCTCTACCTCCTTCTAATAATTATGGATTTACAGTTTCTTATGGTACTATAAACGACATATTACCTATACCAAGTTCTGAGACTATCTATCTTTTGATATCAAGTACTACTGGATTATATCTTTATGCATATCCCCCTATAACCATCATTCAAAATCAAAATATTGAAGGACTTGGTTATGATGGTACTGATTATTATTGTGTGGTGAATAATAATAATACTCGTACTATACATACTATAGATATAACTAATAATGTTTTAAGTGATGCAATTTCTACTAATTTAACTGCAACAGGTGGTACATTACAATATATTGCATTTGATGGTGATGGATATATGTATACGAATGCTATACAAAATGGTGTGTCTGGATTATATACAACAAATATATCATTATTGTGTTTCAACAAGGGTACCAAAATACTTTGCATGAATCAACAATTAGCCGATGAGTACATTTCCATTGAAAACTTGAACATAGGTGATTTCGTGAAAACCTATAAACACGGTTATCGCAAAATTAATAAAATAATTCAAGGGTCTTTTCGCAACAACCCGAAAAAATGGAACATGTGCATGTACAAAATGGCCAAAACCGAATCGAATGGGCTTATCAAAGATTTAATTGTCACCGGTGGCCATTCGCTCCTCGTGGATTCCCTTTCCGATGCGGAACGTGAGAAGTACAAGGAAATGGGTATTCCACATTTTGCGAATGAAACCATCGACAAAAAACATTTGGTTCTCTCCTGCGTTTCTGACCAATTCACTCCCATGCAGGACCGCGAACGGTACTATTACTACCATTTGCTGTTAGAGAACAACGATGACGAGGAGGAGCGGTTCGGGATATGGGCCAACGGAGTTCTGACTGAAACTCCCAATGTGAAATGTTCAAAGTAAAAAGGTAGAAATATCTTTCACGTTTGACCGAACAATGTACGATTCTCTTTCTTTGTTTACAAGGTAAAAGATTGCTATTGTACACATAATATTAAAAACTATATATATCACACACTTTGTGTTTAATTGTTTACAATCGTTACGCATGTTCACTAACAATACAATTAAAATAAGTAAACCTGAAAAAAGAATATACATATACTAGAATTATAAATTATCTAGATTATTATGCGTTTTATCTAAATCGTTGAATTGAACAAATGTTTTCATGTACCCCGAATAAAAAATGTGTTCTTCCGTGTTGGAAACTTGGTATACGTTCAACAATTTCGTAAACATGAACAATAACGAAGTAATGAACGACGTAGTGGTTTGCGTCCCAAAATAAAAACGGCTAATAATGACTCCGCTGACAATGGAGTTGAACACGTACATGCCGATGGAGATATAACTGATGAGTTGGTAGTATTTATCAATCGCCAATATTTTTCGTTTCTTTTCCAAATCAATGTTTTGCAACGTAGTCTCAACGGCTTCGTTGCTAGACGGCATATCGGGGTTTACGTCTAAATATTTGATGAGCCGGTTTTCGCGCTTCAACTCCGTATAATACAAACACGTGTACGTAAAGAGCGTGATGAAATTGACGCAAATGCCGAAATTGTACCGGTGGTGTCTTGGGTTCCAGGTCAAATTGTCGGAGATGCTGCAAAGTTCACCTTTGCATGATTGCGGAACGAACAAGATGAGGAGGGAGCTGGTCAACATCCGGTACAATTCCATTACTAACGTTGCAAGAACGGCCAGTTTTTGCGCCGTATCTTGGTCTTTCTCTTTTACTTTTACTTTTACTTTTTCATGTTTTCTTTCAGGTATGGGTGAAAGAACAAGGTCTGTCATGCTATTATCGAACGTTGGAAGTTGGATTTGAAGTTGAGGTTTTGATTTAAAAAAAGATGTTTTGATTTTAAAAGGAGATAATAGTGTTTTAGGGATAGGTAAAGACTCTGTAAGAATCGTATTGACTGTTTCAACTGGATTAGGTAAAGACTCGGAAAGAATGGTATTGACTGTTTCAACTGGGTTAGGTAAAGATTCTGCAAGTAGTGTATTGACTGTTTCAACTGGATTGGATAAAGATTCTGTAAGAATGGTATTGACAGTTTCAACTGGATTGGGTAAAGACTCTGTAAGAATGGTATTGACTGTTTCAACTGGATTAGGTAAAGACTCTGAAAGAATGGTATTGACTGTTTCAACTGGATTAGGTAAAGACTCTGCAAGTATCGTGTTGACGGTTTCAACTGGGTTAGGTAAAG